GTTCCTGAAGAAGAGAACCCGCAAGTTCCTCCAGCTTGGAATACCGCATCGGTAGTCATTACGTTAATTGTCTCAGCGGATTTGATACCCACCTGTACGTTTCCTTGTGCTTCAATTAAAGAAGCCGTTTTTGCTTTGAAGATAGCAGCTGAAGTCAACTGCAATTCGTTCTCCTTTACATAGTTAGTTAAACCGGATAGATCTAGTGCCATTGTTGTTTATTTTTTTAGTGATTGGAATGCTTTCTGAAGGTTGTTATACCTGTCATTTTTTTCTGTTTTTAATTGCTTTGCGAATTGGTTAGGCGCAGTAATCGCCTTATCGCTTGGCTCCTTGGCAAGGGATTCAATTACCTCAGCGGATAGCTTTACGGCTTCCTTTACATCTTCGGCTTTTTCTTCCATTGCTTTTACCTTGGCAGATAGCTCTTCAACTTTCTTTTCAAGATACCCCATAGCCTCTTCAAATTTGGCCATTGCTTCGTCTTTCTTAGGCTCCTCTTCTACCTCAGCTGCTTCGATTTCGATTTCTACTTTCTGCTCTTCGCCTTTTTTAACCTCAGCGATTTTACCAGCTTCAGTTACCACTACGATCTCACCACTTTCAAGTTGATGCTCACCAACTGGAGCAGGGATTGACTCGCCATCTTCTCCGATCACATAGATTTCGGATGTCTCAAGATCGTATGCTACCTTAGTACCATCGACCAAAGCACCTTCCACCATAGCGAAAGCTGCCTTTTTTTCTGCTTCAGTAAAAAGCAGACTTTTGATTTGTGTGAGTGCTTCTTTTGCGTTCATAATCATAAGTATTTGTTTAGTAATTATTGTTCAATTTGTGAAAGTATTTTGTAGATCTCGGCCATTGTTTGCTCTTCTTTGGTCATTATATCCCCAGCCTTTTCGTACTTAAATAATCCCTCAACTGAAAAGCCTTTAAAGGTTCCGTCTTTTACTTTTTTCCAAAGCCCTTCGTTTTCTACTTTGAATGAACCAAACCAAGATCCGTTTGCTACATCCTCAAAACCCTTCGGTGGGTTAACACCACGCTCTCGATCGATAATATACGATTCAAACATGTATACTCCATCAGCTGCTTTCCCGTGTTCAATGTTAACCTTTGCTTGGTAGCCTTTCTTAAAAAACCGCTGCACGATCTTCTTGATTTGGTCCTTGGTAAACATTACATAGTATTCCCCTTCCTCATCCCTTCGGTAGATAGGTAGATCCGCAATCATTAGCGGGCCTGATACTATCTTTTGCTCTTCGTCCTGAACTGCGAAGGAAAGCTTGGTGCTAAAGTCTTCCTCTAATTCACCCAGTTCCCGCAGCTTGTTACGGCTCCAGCCTAAAGCAGCCTTACCTCCCCATGCATCGTACATTAACTTTCCACACCCATTACCGTAAGCGGTGGAGGATTCCAAGTCAACCTCGTGACGGCTTAAGTAAGAGTACATTCTTTTAATCGTATCCAAAGAAATTGCCTCTCCTTTTGCCAGCTGGTTTGCTCTTTGCTTTCCCACATCGGTACCGCAAGATCCCCATCCATTTTCTTCAGTATAGTCAAGCACTTTTTGAGCATTGGATTTTACTCCATCGGGATAATCGGTAAAGGAATCTTCTTGAAATTTTTGCTCCCAAATATTTGAGCAAATCGCAACTGCCTGCTCTGATTCTTTTCCTTCATTGATTACATACGAAATGCATCTAGGTAAAAAATCATCTTTGCTTTCATTCGGTGATGGCTCAACAAACTGCTGGCTAAATGCGAGAAAGTTTCTTTGGATCGCAGGGCTTTCCACCAAGGCCACAAAGTCAACCTCCTCCTCACCATCGGCATCGTCAGAGATGAGCATTCTATATAGTGGTAATTTTTCTTCCATGTCTTTAAGTATTAAAATCCTGCTCTTCGTTCAATATCCGCTACTCGCTTTTGAGTTCCTGTCACTTCGCTTTCTACTACGTAAGCCTTCAAAGGTGGTTGGTTTGCCATTACTTGACCGAGCGCAGTAACTGGGCTTGATCCGATAGTTGGTTCCCCTCCACCTACCGCAGGAGCTGCACCGCCCCCAATACTTGGAGCAGATACACCTCCTCCTCCTCCTCCACCTCCCGGTACTTTAACTGCCGTGATAGCTTTTACCGCCTTAAGTCCTGAAGCTAGTATGGTAGCCACGTTTGCCACCTTTGCAACCACATCAAATGGAGATGGTAAAACGGACTCAGCCTTTAATGCTTGAGTTACACCCACATAAGTGTTAACCAAAGCTGAAGAAATGCCAAGGGCTTTACCAGCTGCGGTTTGTTTCCCTGCAAGATCCGATAGGTTTGCAAGTAAATTAGATGCCGCCTGTGCCTGAGATATTTTAAACTCGTATTCCTGCTTGTCAATTTCTTTCCGTGCGTCTGAATTTTCTTTTAAAGCTGCATTATATTTTGCCTCCTCAATTAAACCTTTTTCAAACTGCTCCCGAAGTAAGGCATCCTTTTGGTTTAGTAGATCCCGCTGCATTTGTAGGCTTATTTCATCCTCCTGCATTTGCTTATCAAGGGCCTCAAGTTCACGAACCGCTTCCGCCTCCGCAAATGTCATTTCCAAGGCTGCTAGTTCTTCCTTGTTTCTAATCTCAAGTTGCTTTTGAAGTGCTAGTTTTTGGTCTGCTCTTAGCTTGGTATCCTCAGCCAAATCTGCCAGCTCCTGCTCTTGTATAGCAAGCAGCTCAGCCCGTGCTTTTTCGTTCTCGTCTTTGATCCCTGCAAGCCTTGACTCAACTAGGATTTCGTTTAGTCGCTTTGCAAATTCTTTATCTTGTGCTTCCTTCTCTTCTTGCAAGGCTTTCTGCTCCTCCGCAAGTTTCTTTTCCGCTTCTAATTTTTCAGCGTTTATTTTTTCTCTTTCAGTCTTTGCTTTTTCCGCTGCTGACTTACTCTCGGCTGCTTGCTTTTCCGCTGCTGCCCTTGCCTCGTCCGCCTCTTTCTTGTTGTATGCAGCCGTTTCTAGGGTTAAATTTGTGAGCAGCTCCTTGCGTCTCTTTTGCCGCTCCTCCGTGGTCTTTCCATCAAGCCTATCGGACGCAATAATGTCCTGAAGTTCTTGGGTAGTTTGCTTCTTTCTAAGTTCAAAGATCTCCTTTTCCTTACCACCTTGAGCGGATAGCAATTTTATTTGAGTTTCAATACTTTCGTTTCTCGCTGCGGTTCCTTTGGTCAAAGAGTCCAGCTCTCGATTTGCCTTGCTGGTGATTCCAAAGAAGTCGGTGACTTTCTGAACCAAGTTACCAACTGTATCGGCAAAACCTTTTAGTCCGGGAAGGGTATTTAAAATAGCATCTTTAATCGCTCCAAAGTTTTGCACCAAGGCTACCAACCCCAGCACCAAGGCTGGGATACCCAAAGAGATTAAAGCCCCTCTGAGGACCTTCATTGAAATTGCTGCTGCTTTACTTGCTAGGGAACTCGCATTTGTTGCTACCGCTTGGCTTTGAGTTGCCGTGGTGTTTGCAACAGTTGCCGCAGTATCCGATGCCGTAGCAGCTACCTTTTGCGAGGTGGTGCCGATAAGACCTTTGAAGGAGGACTTGAGTTGATCCGTTACCTTACCGAGATCCGCCAACTGCGAAAGCCCTTGTGAAAGGGCCATAGCTGATTGAACTTTTAGCAAAGCTTTTTGGACATCTTCGCTTTCGTTTCCAAATAGGGCCATTGCCCCTTGAACTGCACCTACCGCCCCAGCTGCCACACTCGCTGCACTGGTTAACGCTTGGAATCTTTTGCCCGGATCGAATAAGGCTGCTTGCTCGTTGGCATCTTCAATACTATCACGAATACCCGCTACCTTCTTTGCGGCATTTACGGCCTCATCGCTAAGGTCTCCAAACTTTTGTCTTGCCGCTTGAAGTTCGAGCGTTGCTTCTTTAAGCTGCTTTTTTAACGGCTTAACATCCGCATCTAAAACAATAGTATTTTCTGCCATTTGTGTAAGTTTTAAAATTTAGGGGAATCGTTTTGATTCCCCATTTACTATTCTTCTTCCTTCGGGTTCTGCTCCTGCACTTGCTGTGCTAGGAATTGGATGAAGGACATCCCGTACTTGGTAGGCAGTTCCTGTGCCCATGCTTCAAGCATTTTGATTTGGTCTTCTGTTAGTGTGATTTTCATTGCATTTGGTTTTTAAGTGAATCTATTTCTGTTTTAAGTTCTTTGATTTGCTCCTGCTGTTCTTGCATTGCCTTGATAAGCATAGGCACGAATACTGAGTATTTTACAGACTTTGTAGTAG